AGTCGGCCTGATCAAGCAGCGGACGAAGCTGGAGCAGGCCATCGAAGACGCGAGGGCGATCGCGAAGGACGCCGGGCGGGCTCTTGAGGAGATGCCGCCCGAGCTGCCTTTCGACCGGCGGAAGGGGCTGTTCCATCGCAATCGGAAGGACTTCACGACGAAGGAGCAGTTCGAGATAGATCACGACCAGTGGGTCGCGAGTCTGCCTTCGCAAACACGCAAAGACATCGAGGCATGGTCGGGCGGCGAGTACAGGAAGATCCGAGCAGCGCAGGGATTCCGGTGGAAGGGCGAGCTGGGTCAGGATGTCGCGAGCATCGAGTACAACGCGAAGCGGGCGCAGGCGATCACGGAGGCGCTCGAAAACTGCCCGAAGAAGGCTCCGTCTCGGCTCTACCGCACCTTCAGCGTAGACGAGAAGCTCATGAAGGCGATCGAGCTGACGCAGCCGGGCGACAACTGGACGATGGAGGCGCTCGCGAGCTTCAGCGAGAGCAGAGGCGCGAGCCTGGAGTTCGGGACGAGCAAGGCGGGGATGAACGTGCTGCTCTCAGTCAAGACGAGCCGAGGCTCGTGGATCAAGCCGATCAGCTCCTTCAAGTCGGAGCTGGAGCACTTGATGATGCGCGGCGAGGAGTTCCGCGTCGTCAAGGTGGAGCCGTTCAACTACAAGTCGACCAGCGGCTCTTCGAGGAGCGGGCTCAAGATCACACTGGAGGAGCGATAGATGGCAGAACGAACAGCGAAGGCGAACGAGAAGTTCCACGAGACCGACATCGACTTCCGCATGGAGCGCCCAGAAGGAGAGCCGGATCTGCGGACGAAGGCGTTCCTGCGTGGTCGTGCTGCGTATGGGCAAGGCGAGAAGCGCGGCGACAATCCGGAGGAAGACGTCGAGCTTCGTCAGTACTGGGACGACGGCTGGGCGATGGGCGAGCACATCGCGAAGAGATCATGAAGAAGCGAGCGAAGTGGGCGGCTGCGGCTGCGGTTCTGATGGCGATGACCTCCTGCGGGATGCTCAACAGCGAGCAGACGCAGGCGGCGATCGAGATCGTCAACGAGATGGCGCAACGCGGCAGCATGACCGCCGAGCAGGCCGAGGCGCTCGTTCAGGCGCTGATGAGCAACAGCGGCGAGCCGTGGTGGCAGCAGATCCTGCGCGTCGCCGTCGAGGTCGGGCTCGCCGTCGCGGGCGTCCGCATCTGGCGCGGTCCGGCGGCAGGAGTCGCCGAGCGAGCGGCGCGGCTGGCAGCGAAGAAGTCGTGATCGACCGGCAGCTCTTCGAGCCCGGCGAGCTGGCGCACCTGAGCGCCTGCGCCGACTGGCTGGGCAGGCCGAGGCACGGCTACATCGTGGACGAGCTGCGCCGAAGGCGCGACCTGCGGCGTCTGAAGCGTCGCGGCTCGGAGGTCTCGCTCGACGCCGTCCCAGAGCCGGTCGATGGCGTCGAGGGCGTCCCAGAGCAGGCCATGCGGCGCGAGAAGATCGAGATGGTCCGGAGCGCCGTCACGCGCCTCGGCGATCGGCAGAAGCAGGCCATCGAGCTACGCCTCGCAGGCGAGAGCGTCGCGGACAGCGCCCAGAAGATGAGCTGCACGATCTGGAACGTCGACCTCCTGCTGCGTCACGCTCGTCGCAAGCTGGGCCTGATGCTGCTGACGCTGTCGGCCTGCGCGGCTCCTCCGCAGGTTCTGGACGAGCTGACGGAGCAGGCGATCACCGAGCAGGGCCGTCCCGCCGCCGCGCTGCGGGCGATGAGCGAGGCGAGCTACGCGCCGCAGCAGCGAGCCTCGGTCCACATTCGGCACATGCCGAGCCTCGCCGACGTCAGGGGAGGCCTGCCGATCGTCCTGCCGCCGAAGCATCTGCCGGTCGCGGGCCGCGAGTTCGAGCTGATCTGGCTGACTCGACCAGCTCCAGACATCGAGGGCAAGCGCCCAGGGCTATCCTGCGCTCTGCTCCTCTCGTTGACCGAGCCCGGTCAGCCTAGGCTGATTCCCGGCGCGTCCGGCGCGATGCTGCAAGTCCCGCCGCACTACATCTTCGTCCCGCAGCAGGTCGAGAAGGCCAGCGCAACGGGCGCAGCGTTCCAGGGCAGCGAGGACGGGATCATCGTCCTGCGCCTGACGCTGCCGTCGTCTCTGGCTGGCGTCAGCGCATGGTGCCAGCTCCTCGTCGCAGACAGCCGAGTCCCGGCTGGATGCGTCTCCACTCCGACAGTAGAGCTGCACATCGGCAGCTAAAGGACAGCGACAGAATGGCGATACCGATCATCTCCGACTCTCTCGACGACATCCCTGAGCCGCTCAGGGAGCACTACAAGAAGCAGGAGGGCGGCGGCTACATCCTCGACGCAGCTCCCTCTGGAGGCTTCGCCATCGAGAACGTCAGCGGGCTCAAGTCCGCGCTCAGCGCAGCCCGCTCCGAGGCGAAGGACGCAGCGAGCAAGCTCGCGGCGTTCGTCGGCGACGATGGCGAGATGCTGGACGCCGCGACGGCGCGGCAGGCGATGGACCGGCTCGCGGCGCTCGGCAACGAGGCGGACGTCGAGTCGAAGGTCCAGACGGCAGTGCAGGCTCAGGTCGAGGCTCTCGGCAAGAAGCACGCGAAGGAGCTGGGCCAGCGCGACGAGCGCGTGAACGGGCTGACCGGACAGATCAGCAAGTACATCCTCGACGACGCGCTTCTGCGTGCGCTGACCGACACGAGCGACGGACGCACGGCGGCGATCAATCCGGCGATCCTCGCCTCGGCGATGAAGGACCGCCTCCGCGTCGCCGAGACGGACGGACGCTTCGAGGTCCACGTCCTCGACGAGGACGGGAACCGCAGGATCAGCCCGGCAAGCGGGAGCGACGACTGGATGACGGTCGCGGAGATGGTCGACGAGGGCCGAGGCGGCGATCTGAAGCCCTTCTTCAAGGCGACGCCCATCGCTGGAGCCGGAGCGATTGACGCCCGCACGGGCGAGTCTGCGGCTTCTCAGACGGCCCAGACTGGGCAGCTCTCGGCGACGGAGCGCTTGAAGCAGTACTACGAGTCGCAGGGCGGCTAGAGAAAAGTCGGCCTCGGCTGCGGAGTGCTGGGAGGGAGATAGGATCGACGCAGCCGAGGCCTGCTGGGAGCGCCGACCGGGTCAAGTCGATCGGGCCGCTTGGGCAAGCGGCGGCTCCCAGGTTCCGAGATTATCGCTCCGGCAGTCGGGCGAGACAACTACAGCGTCACCATTTTACGGAGTTGGCCCACCATGCTGCCGAGAGCCTGCCTTTCGCGATGTTGCGGGCGTGCCGCGCCTTGAAGGACTTGCGCTTCGCCTTCATGCGAGCCGATTCGCCTTTCTTCGGCTTCCCTGCGGTCCGCGCTCCCTGCTCGCCGAATCGGATCACGCGGACCTGATTCCCGACCTTCGCGACGACGACATGCGACTTGGTCGGATGTCCAGGCGTGCGCTTCGGCTTGTTGACCGCGCTGACGCCCGCAGCCTTCTTCGCTCGCGCTATCTTCGCCTCAAGCGGCGAGGCCATCAGCGACGCCCTCGGCGCTTGCCGGTCTTCTTCGCGGTCTTCTTCGCCTGACGGAACGCTCCAGCAGTCGGCGCTCCCTTCGATCCCGGCTTCCGCATCGACTCGCCGCTCCCGGCGGCGATGCGCTTCCGCTTCGCGTTGATGTTGGCGTAGAGCCCCTTCTTCTTCGCAGCCATCAGTCAGTCCTCCAGGTTCGCGCCCGACGCAAGCCGCTCCGCAGATGATGAGCCGACGAGGTCATCCAGAGGTGGGACTTGTCAGGCGACCGAGGCCACTCTACCATGAGGTCAGCCGGAAGCGCGGGACGCCTTCCGGTCTCTGATCGGTCTTCCGCTGGCGGGACGTCAGCGGCGATGCGGGACGCAAGCGACCGGGCATTCACTGCTCACGCATGGGACGTTCCCGGTGAGCATCATCACGAACTCACTGACCTGAAACGGAGGAAGCCACCAGATGGCTTTGACTCTTCTCGAAGCTGCGAAGCTCGTATCTGGCGACGTCCAACGTGCTGGGATCATCGAGCTGTTCGCAAAGAACTCGGACATCCTCGCGGCTCTGCCGTTCGAGGACATTCCCGGCGGATCGCTCACCTACAACCAGGAAGCCGCGCTCCCTGGCGTCGCCTTCCGAGGCGTGAACGAGGCCTACACGGAGAGCGTCGGCGTCATTAACCCGGTGACCGAAGTGCTCACGATCTCCGGCGGCGACATGGACGTCGACCGCTCGCTGATCAAGACTCGCGGACCCGGCATCCGAGCCGTCCACGAATCCGTGAAGGTCAAGGCGCTCGCGCAGCAGTGGCACCTGAAGTTCATCAAGGGGGACAGCCGCACGGACCCGAAGGAGTACGACGGGCTTCAGGCGCGTCTGACCGGCGACCAGCTCATCTCGCAGTCGGCGGGCGCTGGCACGCTGAAGAAGCTCGACGAGACGATCGACGCGGTCGATGACCCGACGCACCTGATCATGTCGAAGGCGATGAAGCGCAAGTTCGCCGTCGCCCAGCGCAATCAGTCGATCGGCGGCTACGTCACCTTCTCGATGGATCAGTTCGGCAAGCAGGTCACGAAGTACAACGACCTCCCGATCCTGGTCGCGGACGCGAACGACATCGCGGCAGGTAACCGCTCGATCACGGGCTTCTCGGAGGCCAGCTCGACGGAGTCGATCTACGTCGTGAGCTTCCGCGAAGGGATGCTGACCGGCATCCAGAACGGCGGCATCGAGGTCATGGACCTCGGCCAGCAGGACTCGAAGCCGGTGATGCGGACTCGCATCGAGTGGCTGTCGGGCATCGCTCTCATGCACCCGCGAGCGGCGGCACGCTACTCGGGGATCACCGACGTCGACTTCACCGCCTAAAGGAGCACAAGACATGGCATCCCTCACAAGGACTTACCCCATCGACACCGCCCTCCAACTGGAGGACGGCGCTGCCGCCATCACGACGACCGAAGTCAACAGCGGCGGCATCCTCGACCTCGGAGCCGACAGCGTCATGCTCGGCGCTTTCGTCCTCCAGGTCACTTCCATCGACGTCGCCAACAGCGACGAGACCTACCAGATCGAACTGCAAGGCGCGGCAACGAGCGACTTCTCTGCCGCCGCGACGCAGGCCGTTCTGGCGTCGATCCACCTGGGCGCTCACGAAGCGACGGGCGCGGTCCCTGGCGACACCGGGGCGGACTCGACGACGGGCGTCTACTACGTGCCCTTCACGAACGACGTCGCGGGCACGACGTTCCGGTACGTCAGGCTGAAGGTAACGGTCGGAGGCACGTCGCCGTCGATCACCTACACGGCCTTCCTGACGCAGCAGCGGACGATGGGCAACTGATCGACCTGCGGCTGGCGGCACGGTGCCGTCAGCCGCTTCACGAATAGGACGGAGGACAGGACATCATGGTATTCACGGACGAGATCGACATCGGCACGCATCAGCTCGACGAGAACGGCTGCGTCGTGTGCTGGGACATCAAGGGCGAGCGCTGGATCAAGCTGCTGCCGATCGACGCGAAGGAGCGCATCATCGCGGGCGAGGTCAGCCTTCACCGCGAGGGCGACGACGCGGACGCGGCGAAGCCGAACGAGAAAGAGGTCGAGGCGTTCTACGCCGGGCTCTCGAAGTCTCAGATCCGCAAGCTCTGCGTCGATGCGAACGTCAGCCACCTCGGCACGGACACGAAGCAGAGCCTGATCAAGCGGCTCATCAGCGCGGGGATATTCCCGGTCTAACAAAAGATGGCGCTCACCGTTGAGACAGGATCGGGCAGCAGCACCGCCGACAGCTACATCAGCACGGCGGACGCGGTGACCTACCTCGACAAGTACGCCGCGAGCGCCTCGTCGAACTCGTTCACGGCGGCGAGCGCCTCGGCGCAGGAGATCGCGCTCCGGAACGCGACGCGGACGATCGACTCGATGTTCGCGCTGCGCTTCAAGGGATCGCGGAAGCTCGGGACGCAGGCGCTCCAGTGGCCTCGCGTCGGCGTCGTCACGCACGACAACTACGCCGTCGAGTCGACGGAAGTCCCGGCGCTCGTCAAGAACGCAACGTGCGAGCTGGCGATGCGCTTCATCGACGACGCGACTGGGCACGACACGAGCAGGCTCACGCCTGACCAGGACCAGCCGGGCTCGATCTTGATGGAGCGCCTGAAGGCGGACGTCGTCGAGACCGAGACCGAGTACGCAGGCGCATCGCAGCAGAAGAGGTTCAAGATCGTCTGGGACATGCTCGCGCCGCTGACCTACAGCGCTGGGAAGGTCCGCCTGACGTGACCAAGCTCGACGACAAGCTGCTCCCTGCCGTTCTGCGGATGGCGAACGACCTGGGCAAGAGCGTCACGGTCACGACTGAGTCGTTGAGCTACAGCCCGACGACCGGCAGCGCGTCGAGGTCGACAAACACGCACACCAGCCAGAAGCTGCTCGGCCTCAAGCCGGTCAGTTCGGTCTACCTGGAGAGGGGTCTTGCGGAAGACGGCGACAGCGAGGGACTCTGGGCAGCTTCTGGCCTTTCCTTCACGCCTGCGCTCGGCAATCGCGTCGCGTTCGGAGGGAAGACCTACACGACAACACGGGTCGAGGCCATCCACTCAGGCGACAGCATCTGCGCCTACAAGATCATCCTGAGGGTCGCTTGATGGCTGAGGTCTTCGGCCCGGTTCTACCTCCGCGCCTCGCGAGAGCGCAGCGCATCCGGCAAGGTCGGCAGACCGTTCGCGACTTCAACAAGGCGCTCTCGGACTGGGCGCTGACGGCGACCGATGATGCGGTCCGAGAGGTCCAGAAGTACTTCGCGTTCGAGGTTCTGCGCCGCGTCGTCAGGCGGACGCCAGTCGACACGGGCCGCGCTCGCGGAGGCTGGCAGGTCACGCTGAACAACCCGGCAGAGAACGCAGGCACGAAGACGGACCCGAGCGGCGCGGATGCGGTCAGCAGCGGGCAGGCGGTCATCGGGCTGGCGCAGCCGTTTCAGGTCATCTGGATCAGCAACAACGTCGAGTACATCCGCATCCTGGAGGAAGGCGGCTTCGTCCCGCCGAATCCTGGGCCGAGCAAGACGGGCGGCAGCTCGTCGAAAGCGGGCCGCGCTGCGCGGAAGGGGACGACGCTCGTGAAGAACGGCTACAGCACACAGGCACCGAAGGGGATGGTAGCGATCACGCTGCGCGAGATCCTCGCCTCGGGAGCGATCATCAAGTGACGAATCTGCTGCTCGCCGCTTCGAGACGCAGGGGTTCTTCTGTCCGCCCAGGCGGACGCGAGGCGGCGGGCAGCTTTACCTAAGAGAGCGACATGGCGAACACCTGGACCGACTACGGCATCAATCGGATGCTCGACATCACCTTCAGAGGCGCGACGGGGCCGACCGCTTGCAAGGTCCAGCTACTGTCGAACATGACGAGCGCGAACGCGGACACGGAGCAAGTCACGGGCGTCAACGCGCTTGCTAGCGGGAACGGCTACTCGCCGACGACGGTCACGCTGGACTCGTCGGGCTTCGACGTCCTCGCGGACAGCAGCGGCGACGGCTGGCAGTATCTGCAACTCGCCGACATCTCCTGGACGGCGAGCGGCGGAAGCATCTCGGCGGCGGGCGCGGTCCTCGTCATGACGGACGGCGGGACCGACTACGTCTGGGCGATCTACGACTTCGGCGGCACGGTCACGGCGACGGATGGCGGGACGCTCACGCTCCAGAACTGCGAACTGCGCGTCGGCATCTGATGGCCTACCCGCTCGTCAAGTACAACAGCGCGACGGGGTCCGACACGGTTCCGTCTGACGGCGACGCGAACAGCGTCGACAGCGGCGCGACGGCGAGCGGATCGGCGAGCGGCACGACGATCACCTTCAGCACGAGCGTCGACTGCTCGGGCTGCGCGGACGACGGCAGCGATTACATCTGGTGCGAGACGACGGCGGGAGGCATCCACCTCTTCCGCATCACGGCGTTCACGGGCGGGCTGTCGACCTGCACGGCGATCACCGTCGATGCTGCGATCACGGCGAACTTCTCGGGCGCTTACTGGCACATCAACGGAACTCGGCAGTCGCTGATCGCAGAGCAGTCCGCGCTCCAAAGCACTGACGCTGCTGCATGGGGGCGCGGCTGGAC